GCGGCCGCGCGGCCGCCGAGGCGATGATGGTCGACACGTGCACGATCCGCCGGCGCACCAGCGTGAGCACCGACGAAGACGGCGACGTCACGGTCACCTACCTGTCCCCGGACCCGTACTCCGGGCCGTGCCGGGTGCAGCAGCGCACCACGGCGGCGACGCCGCAGGACGCGGGCGAGGCGTACGCGCTGATGCTCCAGCTCGAAGTCCAGGTGCCGATGTCGGTGGTCGGGTTGCAGGCCGACGACGAGGTGACGATCGACTCCTCCGTGCACGACCCGGACCTGGTCGGGCGGACGTTCCTGATCCGCGCGTTGGCCCACAAGTCGCACGCGACGGCGCGGCGGGTGCAGGTCGTGGAGAGGACGAGCTGATGGGCGCGGACGTCGGCGAGCTGCGCGCGTGGGCGCGCGATCTCGGCGAGGCCGCCGAGGATCTGATCCCCGAGGCGCGGAAGGTCCTCGTCCGCGGCGTCATCAACATCAAGCGGGACGCGAAGCGGCGGATCTCCGGGCACCCCTCGTTCCGGAGGCTACCGGCCGCGATTACCGACGACGTGCGCCAGGGGGCGGACCTCGTCGAGGTCGAGGTCGGTCCCGAGCACGGCAGGCCGCAGGGGAACATGGGCCACATCCTGGAGAACGGCACGCCGACGTCCGCGCCGTCCCCGTACATGCGCCCGGCGACGGACCGCGAGCTGCCGGCCATCAACAGGTACCTCGACTCTCTGATCCCGGAGCTTCTCGAATGATCGCCAAGCACGCGCAGGCGATCCTCGACCTGCTCCAGCCCGGCGGCGGGCCGACCGTCTACGACGGCAAGGTGCCGGGCACACCGGCGGCGAAGTACCTGCTGGTGTACTTCGACAGCGGTGACCCGGAGGAGGCCGATTCGCGGCCGCTCACCGGGGAGTCGCAGCGGCACGTCACCCGGGCGATCGTGCACGGCGTCGGGGCGACGCAGGCGTCGGCGCGGATCATGGCGGACTTCGCCCGGACCCAGCTCCTGGACGTGGCGCCGACGGTCGCCGGCCGGCTGTGCCAGCCGATCCGCCGCGAGGACGGGCAGCCGGTCATCCGCGACGAGACCACCGGCCCCGCCGTTTTCGACGCCGTGGCTGTGTACCGGCTGGAGTCCGTACCCGCGTAGCACCCGCCCCGTCGGCGGGCCTCATCCCTTGGAGGTGCGCCGATGGCGGCGCTCACACCTGTCACCGCCGTCGGGACCGGCGCCACGCCGCCGTCCCCGGCCCAGATCACCGCCTGGTCCGGGACCGGCGACACGATCTCCAGCACCGTCATCGGGCAGCGCGGCGTGCTGTGCATCGTCGCCAACGGCTCCGGCGGTTCGCTGGACTTCCGCGTCTCGGACCCCGGCGCGACCCCGGCCGGGAACGCCGCCGCGAACGGATACACCACCATCACGGTGCCGGACTCGGCGACCCGGTGGGTGTTCGTCGGGCCGCACAACGTCGACCCGGATACCGGGTCGGCGAAGGTCGGCGCGTCCACATCGAACGCGGCTTTCACCGTCGCCGTCGCCAGGTACTGACCGGGAACCACAGTGGACACGACCGCGACGCACACCTGGCTGCACAACCCGACGACCGGCGGCGTTTGGCAATGCCCGAACGCCGCGGTCGACGACTACCTCGCTCTGGGCTGGGAGCGATCCGAAGCGCCGTCGCCGCCGAACCCCGCGATCGCGGAAAGGCTCGCGTGGCGGCGACAGCAGGCCGCCGCCGCACAGGCGGAGCCGGACCCCGTTTCCCAGCCCGCCGCGCAGCGCGGCAAGACCGAGGAGTGACCTGTGGCTGACGTCTTCGCCGACGGCACCGTGCGGGTGGCGTACGTGCCCACCATCGCCAGCATCGCCGCGCCGACCACCACCGAACTCAACGCCGGCACCCTGCTCCAGTCGACGCTGACCGCGGACGGGCTGATCGGCTTCGAGGCGACGACCGCCGAGGTCGACACCACCTCGCTGGCCAGCACCTTCAGCACGAAGAACATCGGCCGCGACGAGTACAGCGGCACGATGCTTCGGCTGAAGAAGCAGACCGTCGGCGCCGACACGGTGCGTACCCTGCTGGCGCGCGGCACCACCGGCTACATCGCGATCCGCCGCGGCATCGACGAAGCAACCGCGTGGGCCAGCTCGCAGGAGGTCGAGATCTACCCGATCATCTGCGGCCGGCGCAAGGAGCTGACGCCGGAGGCGAACAGCGTCCTGAAGTACGAGGTGCCGACGCCGATCACGTCTGCGCCGGAGCCGGACGCGGTCGTCGCGTAGCACCTCCCGTGTAAGCGTGCCGGCGGGCCACCAGCCCGGCCCGCCGGCCGCCCATCCCCTTGGGCTGGAAGGGCTAGAGGGCTGGAATGGACATCGAAGGGGTTCCCGAGTCGATCGACCGCACCGCGTTTCTCGCCGTGCTGAAGCTGTTCGGGTTCGACATCGAGCGGGTGCGGCTGCTGGAGCTCAGGCCAGACGGCGTGTACGTCACCGCGAAGTGGCGGGACGCCGACGGCAAGGAGCACGTCGACGGCGAGGCCAACGGCGTGATTCAGCACCGTGTATACGTGCCGATGGTGGGCTGATTGATGGACGTCAAAAAGCTGATCCACGAGGAAGCACGGCTCCCGGAGGAGACCGTGCCGATCTGCCTACGCGGCGACCTGGTCGCCGAGTTCGAGCGGCTGGAGCGGGAGCTGGACCAGGCCGAGCGCAAGGCGTCGACGTCGCTGGCGGGCAACGGCGCCCGCGCGGTCGCCGAGCGGATGGAGCGGCTGCGCGAGCAGATGGCCGAGGGCACGGTCACGTTCGTGCTGCGAGCGATGCCCGGGGAGGACTGGTATGCGCTGTGCGCCGCGCACGAGCCGCGCCGCGGCGAAGGCGGGGACGTCGACGAGCGCGACCGGCTCGGCGTGAACGTCGACACCTTCTGGCCCGACCTGCTCAAGCGGTCCGTCGTCGACCCCGTCCTCGACGACGACGACTGGGCCGCGCTGCTGGGGAAGCTGACGGCGAAGCAGCGGAAAAACCTGTCGACGGCCGCGTGGAACCTGAACCAGGAGGACGTCGACATCCCTTTCTCGTTCGCCGCCTCGCGGACCCTGAGCTCCGAGCCCGAGTAGAGGCCGCCGAGCGGCTGCGCATCTCGAAGCGTCGCTTCGAGGGCTGGGAACCGGCCACCCGGTACGAGCACGACGAGCACGGCCGCCTGATCCGGTCGGTCCCCGAGCCGGAGTGGACCCGCGGCGAGCGGATGTGGATGCTCGCGCTCGCCGCCTGGCGCGCGTCGCGCTGCCCGCACTGTGGCCGGGACATCGCCGAATGCACCGACCCCGGCAGCGAAGGCAAATACACCGCCGGGCTGCCGCACCGCTGCCACGCCACCACGGCGCTGCTTATCGCGCAGGACCAACACCAGGAGACGCCGCAGGCCGGCGCGCTGATGTGGCACGTCGAGAAGAGGTGAGCCGTGCGGACCGTCGGCACGAAACTCACCGTCGACGCCGGCCAGGCCAGGCGGGAGCTGAAGGACACCGCCCGGGAGGGCGGGCGCACGTCGGACGCGATCGCCGGCATCGGCAAGACCGCCGGCACCGCGCTGCCGGCCGCGGCCCGCAGCGTGAAGTCGTTCGAGGACGAGCTGACCGACCTCGCCCGCGAGGGCAAGCTGTCCGCCGGCGCGATCGCGGACATCGGCCGGACCGCCAAGGGCGCCTTCCCGGTCGCCGAGCGCGCCGTGGAGCGGCTGAACGACGAGATCGCCGAGACGGCGCGGGAGATCCAGCGCCTCGACCGGGAGTTCCGCAAGACCGGCGACCTCAGCTTGTTCGGCGACCTGGAGGAGCAGCTCGTCAAGCTCAAGACGAAGCTGAAAGCCAAGGACTTCTTCGACCGGCGGTTCACCACCGAGGCCGGCACCGAACTGGCCGAGGGCATCGGCGTGCAGCTCATGGCCAAGATCGGTCCGGTCCTGGCCCGGATGCCGCTGCGGATGGGTGCTCTCGGCCCGGCCGGCGCCGGC